TGTGGCGGAGCTTAGCTCTTTCCATCGAAGGGATGAAAGGACATCCTGGCCCCTTACGAATCGCTTAGCGAATTCGAAGGAACCATTTCTCGAAGAAACCCCTTTCTTCGGGTTGATGCCCACCCCCAAGGAGAGCATAATCTCTTTATAGTAGGCAAAGACAACAGCGTGTTGATCTGAGTCTCCATAAAGGACGATGTCATCTCCAAGGAGGTCGTAGTCCATGTAGGGTAACATGCCTGCCTTTCGGGCAGCCATCATTACTACTACGTGGTGGGATACGGCGAAGGACGCCCAAGAGGAATACGTTCCCATTGGTTGTCCCGAGCCGTAGGTGATCCATTCCAGTCGTCCCTTATGGGATTTCCGGTATTGGAAAACCAAGCTCCCCAGCAGATCCTCCCAGCTTTTCGCAAAGCCGGAAGCATTCCGGATAACGCCCGTATACAATGCTTCAAGGACGGATGCCTCGAACCATCGAGGAAATCTGTCCGTGGCAGCTGATAAGTCATATGAGTTCATGGTTTTACAACCACTATTCATAACCCTTATTACTCCCTCCTCCTGGTTAAAGGTATGGTCTGTCTTCAGTTCCTTAAGGAAACCGAAGAGAGATTCATGTAAAGGTTTCAACAAGGACTGCACCTGGTAACCAGGTATAGCCACTGTTCTAACTTTACCCCTGGGCTCTATAACTCGGGATAACTTCCCAAGTGGTAGAGTACCTAGGAGACCTGACCAGAAAGGTCGAGTAAAGGCAGAGACTAACCACGCAAGTTTCTCTGTATTCTTTACCAATGTATCACTATTCCCAATATGCGAAGCAACTCTTAGGAAGAACTCCCAAGAGTCACTTGTATAAAGGGCGAGTGCATCCAAAGGTGCTGAAATCAGAGCCTTCGCAGAAGGTCCTGCCTTCACTGTCGCGTGGAACCCCTTCCACACAGGAGCCTTAGGGCGACTCCCTTTAGCTAAGTGAACGAGATCTTCGACCCCCTGTCGAATTTCCTCTTTCAACAATGGTCCCACAGCGGACCCATTGTATGGAGCCGTAATCGTCTCCAACTTAGCCGGAGCGACGTACTTCAGTATGTCTGCTACGGATAGGGCGAAGAATGCAAGCCGTATAGCGATAACGTGCCCATCCCGGATGTACCGTTGCAACCCTCTCGGGAGGATCTTAGGTAGTCCTTTGTTGATTCCAACTCGGACTCCTGATACCTCTGAGACTTTCAC